AAGTCTAAAGAAACGAAGCTTAGCGTGTTCAATTGAAACAACATACTGCTCGTTATCGTCAAACAAGAAAGATGCAAGGAAAGACTTGTCGGGGTTTGCTGAGTCATAAGTTAGGCTGTAGTCATAAATATGCTTTAGACCGTGACGCTTCTTTAAAGCTCCCTCGGACATCACTACAAAGTTTTCAACGCGGCTAGCCGATGCGCTGTATATTGGAGTGTCAGTTCTGGTAACAAGAGAATCGCTAATCTCTCCAAACTGAAAGCTACTTACTGGTACTCTAACTTTCTGCATTAGCTTCGCCTTTCAGCAATGAACCTCGATGTGTCGAGTTTGCGTGTTGTCTGTGTTTGGGAGTGCAGACGACGAGCCTGAGTCATTTGATAGTTAGCCTTCTGCTCCATGAGCGAGGCAAGTTGTGAATCACGCGCAGCAGATACAGCAAGCACAGCAGCCATTATGTACTGAACAGCAGTGATAAAGTATGGAGGCCAGTCGGCTTCGCTAGCGCGGAACACATAGTCAGCAATCAGAACGTCAGTTGTGTCTGAGTCACTAAATACTTTGGAACCATAGGTGTCATACTTAATGTTAAAGTCATTTACCGTAACAGCGATAAGCATAATTGATTCAGAGGGAACTTGGTGAGCAACCTTCCAACGCCCAGTAGGGGCTTCGGACAATTGGTTTAACACAGCCTGATCGGTAGCAAAGCGCCAACGGGAGTTGGTCAAAGCTGATCTTGCCATGTCTTCATACATTGCGTCACAAATTGTTGCTTCCGCAGTGCCATCGTCAAATGATTGAATCGCCTCACCGCCGATAAGCAATGAAGCGCGAGAACAAATCTTGACGGGTGTGTTTGCTACATCTGGCATATGAAAGTCGGGGGGCCGAAACCCCCCGTCCTATTTAGTCGCTGTCAGTATTAGTAACGACAACGCCGTTAGTAATATCAACAACTGTACCACTATTTGCATTGACATAAGCATGAGTAATCACAGGCGTTCCGCCAGTAGATGTGACTGTCATGATTAGATCATTGAGATTCAACATGCCTGCGGCATCGTTGAAATACCCAGCAGTATTTGCGTCTGCAATGGTGTCTGCGCTGGTGTAATACCAAAGCGCTTGACCAGAGCCACCGCCAATACGGATGAGGCTAGATGCTGTATAAGCCATTATTCAGTCTCCTTAGTTGTTGTCTAAGACTTCATAGATGCCATCATCGTCAATAACGACAGCGCCCATGGACATCATAGATGTTGCGAGGTGTGAGACTTTTTCGGCCACATAGTTCACTTCGGTTGACACATCAGCGTTGATGCCGAGGCCAATTGAAGAAGTGTGGTATGCGAAGTTCTTGCCACCAGCTACAGCAGACGTTGAGAAAATCTTGAAGCCCAAGAATTCTTTCATTGTCATACCGCCAGCAAACGGAAGATTCTGTGGACCAACGAAGTCCGAAGAAGCAAACTCAGTGATTGCAAACAAGTCAGCAAACCCAGCAGGCGACATAGCAAGATAGCGCTGTCCGTCTTCTGGAATGTCGGCTGTACCAAATGTTTGGAACAATGAAAGCAAGTCAGCTTTTTCAAGTGCAGAACCCGTGTCATGGATTTGAGTGCTGTTAGCACCAGCGTCCATAGCAGTGATGAGGATTTCATCAGTCTTGCGGCCCAAAGCGCCAGCAGAAGATTGTGCAACAGCTTGACGCTCGTTGATGTTAGTCTTCAACTCGTCAAGTTTGTCGATGTACTCTGCCGCATAGTGATCCGTCATGGTTGCTTCCACGTTAGTGTGAGCAAGTTCCATCGGTGTTACGTTACCGTTGCGGGATTTAGTAGTTGCAATGCCTTTTCCAATTACTTGGAAACGAGCAACCGAAGCAGAAACATTTGTAGACCGTACTGTGTTACGGAGCTTAGACCCCATACGTTGATACGCCAAATGTACTTCTGTTTCGAACTGCTTGATAAAGGCTTGGTCAATAGTATTAGCCATTTTTTCAGTCCTATTATGAAGTTACAATGTCAACGGGTGTCCGCTTCATACGTCAGCAAGGGTATCCTTTCGGGCCTTTCAGTGCTTTACGGGCCGTAGTGCCTTATCGTAAACATTCTTTTGGTTAGGATTGCAACGCACAAACTCAACATATTTGTTTTCATTCATCATCGAAACGCCAAGAGGCTCGAAGCCTAACCATGAAGCCCAGTTAAGCATTGGCTCATAATCAGACAGGATTGTCATAGTCATTGACGGCTCAGACTGATCGAAGAAATTAACTAACATCTTTGAACCACGGGCTATAGCGTGAAAGTTTTGCTTAACGCCCTCAGAGAACATAGCAAACATCTGGGCAGGGGATTCCTCCCAGTACCTACCCTTTCCAGTGTAGCCTTGCTCATACCACAATCCGCCAACCATAAGGAACGTATCGTCATTTCGTCTGGCTAGGTATGAGTTTGAACATTCGTGCATCTCGTAAAGAGCTTGCTTAATATCCGTGTGTCCCATGAGGATAATCTCTCGTTTACTCTCAGGACTTAGGTTCTCTGCTACTTCATCTATGTGGTAGAGAGTAAACGGGGTGAGATAGTAATCACCCCGCTTTAGTATCTTAACCTCGGTAGACCTGCTTGAAGCCTTCTTCGACCTCGCGAACAAAGTTTGGATCACGGTCTCTTGGGTTGTGGTATCTTGGGTCACTCATCATCTCCCGTAGCTTGGCTTCGTTTAGCCCTGCTGTGGGCTGGGTGTTTCCAGCAAATGATCCACCTTTTAACGCCTCTTGTATAGCCTCTAACGCTATAATTCCCTCATGGCTTTCGCACATGCGCTCAATTGCAGGCAACGATTCTGTAGGAAAAAACTTGCTTGCAAACATAGAGGCAGCTTGAATGCGTACATCTGCATTCTCGCCTAGCTTCTGAGCCTCGACCTCTAAGTCAGGCCCACTGTCTCCCATGTTGGAGGCAGCGTACATCTCAATTCCTTTTTGGAACTCATCTTGGGAGAAGCCGTTTTCAAAAGCGTGGTCTGACCACCACTTCAAAAGCTCATTATCTACAGAGGCTTCTTGGTCAATGATGTCTGGCAACTGGTAATCACCAGCGCTTTCTGGACGACTGCTAAACGCTTCCGCCTGTATCTCTTCCATGAGCTTAGACTTAATGTCTTCTTCCTTGCCGCCAAGCTTAGACTCAAGTTCCTTGTAGGCTTTAGCTAAGTCCTCACCGCTGCTGTATTTCTCAGGTAGCCACTCCGGTCTATCTGTTTGTGACGTTACGTCACTTTCAATTACATAGTCGCGTGACGTTGCGTCACTTTCAACTGGGGCTTCTGCCCCACCTTCCATAAGTGATTCACTCATTTGTTTTTGCTCCGATGTGCATGTGAGATACGTTGCTCAATAAGGCCAACTACATAACGCTGACCTTCGATGTGCCTCAACTCCTCCGTTGTGACATTGGGACCATGTACCATCTCTATGGTAATGGAACGCAAATACCTTAGAACCTCTTTGCCTGTTGGCGATTCAAATATCTGAGCGATATTCTGACTAATGTTAATGTCTTGATCTGACTTACGTTGATAACCATCAATTCCGATGTTGATCTTGTTAGACAATAGGAGCCTCTTGAGGTTGTTGCATTTGCATTTGCTGTTGCTGTGCCATTTGTTGGGCCATTGCAGCTAACTGCTTACGCTGTTCTTCATCACGAATCAAGCTCTCAGGAACACCAAACTTTTTCGCAAGGTGAATTGCTGTTGCTTCCCCGTCGATTAGCAGTTGCAGCATCTCAGGTCCAAACGCACCGCCAACAAGCTCTAAGAACCTAGCGACTGTAGATATGTCTTGGTTTGCTTGGGCTTGGGCTAATGGAGACACTGAACGGATCTTAACTTCACGTCCATTTACACTAGGAACTTCGATACGTCCCTGCTTTTTAAGGATATATATAACCCGTTGAAGCAAAGGCTGCACTAATTCTGCCTGCAATCTGCCAAATGCAGACCCCATACGGCGTGATAAATCAGCCATACGCTCCGCAACTTCGGTTGCTGTAGCTGGTGTGCGGTCAGGATTGCCTAACATATCGTTGTAAAGCGCACGTTTAATGTTCAAACGCATGTCGCTTAGTACCAATTGTGCAACATCAAAGTTACCCGCAGCCTGAATTGGCTGCAATCCAG